GAATGGTGTTTCGGTGTCGTTGGTTAGATCCAACATTGTTGAATTGATTACGGTAGAAGCACTTGCTGTTGCGATTACACCAGCCGATGTTACTGCGATTGCGAATGCCGCCGCAGATCAGGTCTGGGACGAAACGCTTTCAGAACACAAAACTGCTGGTAGTACAGGCAGAAAACTTAATGATAACTTGAAGAAAACATCTTACATAGCGAGGATATAAAATGAGTGAAGTAGAAAATGAAATTGAAGCAATCGATCCTGAAGTTGGAGAAATTGCAACTGTTGGTCATCCAGAAATCGACAGCCCCAATCCGATTGCAGATTTAATTGATAAAATCGGAGAAAAAGATTATACAAGCGCAGAAAAATCTTTTCAAGATGTTATGCAAGATCGCGTTCAAGATGTGTTAGATCAAGCGAAAATTCGTCTTGCCGGACAGTTATACAATAAAGATGTTGCCATTGGAGATGAAGTGGATGTCGAAACCATAACTCAAGACGATCTTGATCAACCAAATGAAAGTTAGAAAATTAAATTCGTATAAATAATTGTTATGAAATCATTTAAGCAAATTCGCGAATCCAAAAAAATGCCTGCTGGTGAGCATGTTTACTCAAAAAAAGTGAACAAGCATACCGTTATGGTGCATAAAGATAAAAAAGGTTTTGCTGTTTATATTGACGGTGAAAAACTAGATACCTATAAGTCTCAGAAAGAAGCAGAGAAAATGGGTACTTCATTCGCAAAGGAAATGTAGTCAATGAAACTTATTGCAGAATACCAAGAAAACGATATTGAATGTATCGTTGAAAAGAAAGAAAATGGCGATAAAAGTTATGCCATTGAAGGCGTTTTTGCACAAGCAGAACAAAAGAATAGAAACGGTCGTGTTTATCCAAAGCAGATTATGGAAAGTGCTGTGAATAAATACGTTACCGAACAAGTGGCACAGAAAAGATCAGTCGGAGAGTTAAATCATCCCGAAGGTCCTAATGTGAATCTTGACAAAGTTTCACATCTCATCACTCAACTTGAATTCAAGGGGAATGATGTGATTGGAAAGGCATCTATATTAGATACTCCGAATGGTAAGATTGTTAAAGGTCTTCTTGATGGGGGAGTCAAACTGGGTGTTTCAACTCGTGGTATGGGTAGTCTTGAGAGCAAGAACGGCACGATGTACGTGAAAGAGGATTTCATTCTCAACACTGTAGACATCGTTCAAGATCCATCAGCACCCGCAGCTTTCGTTAATGGTATTATGGAAGGTGTTGAGTGGATATGGAATAATGGCGTTATTGAACCTCAAGTAATTGAAGAAATGGAGACTGAAATTAAATCTGCTCCTCGCAAGTATCTCTACGAGACACAAGTGCGTGAGTTTAAGAATTTCCTCTCATTACTTAAATCCAAATAAAGGAGTACAACAATATGTCTAACGACAATGTAAATCTTCCTTCGGATGAGATCGAGGAAGGTCAAACGGCTCACAATCCAGACTCTGCTGAAGCAGATAGTGTTCAGTCCGTAGCGAAAACTGATGATGCAGTCAAAAAGGCACCGAAGCGTAAAGGCGATAAGGATGTCAAAGACGAACCATCAGGTGCACCGAAAACTAAAGCAGGCATGATCAATGCTATGTTCAGCAAAATGAATGGTATGAAGACAAGTGAATTGTCTAAGATGCATGCATCTTACCATGAAGACGCTGACAGCGAAGGTGATGAATTGGAAGAAACTTCCTATGACTTCACTGATGATCTTAATGCGTTGGTCGAATCAGAAGCAACTCTTTCTGATGAGTTCAAACAAAAGACTGCTGTAATTTTCGAAGCGGCTATAAATTCCAAAATCTCTGAAAAAGTAGAGGAATTGGAAGATGAATATCAATCTAAACTCGAAGAAGAACTCACGATTACACGTGATGACCTCACTGAGAAAGTTGATTCATACCTCAACTACGTAGTTGAACAGTGGATGGAAGAAAATAAGGTCGCAATCGAATCTGGTCTGCGTACTGAAATCGCTGAAGGTTTCATGGACTCGTTGAAAGACTTGTTCGTTGAATCATACATCGATGTTCCTGAAACAAAGGTTGACCTAGTTGATGAACTTGCAGAATCTGTTGAAGACCTTGAGCAACGTCTCAATGAACAGACTGGTTCTGTGTTAGAATTATCTGAAAAGTTAGAAGAGTACCAAAGAGAAGCGGTTATCCGCGAATCTTCACGTGATCTTGCTGACACTCAGGTAGAAAAATTACGATCATTAGTTTCTTCACTTGATTTTGAAAGCGAAGAAGTTTTCTCTGAAAAGGTTAAAACTGTTAGAGAATCTTACTTTACCAAAGAATCAAATAACGAAGTATCAGAGATCGTAGAAGACTTTGAAGATGCAAACGTACAAGAGGTTTCCTCTTCTATGGACGCATATATTCAAGCAATCAAAAAATCTAAGTTTTAAATAAGGGGTAATAAATGCAAATTTCCTACGACAAATTAGTCGAGAAGTGGGCACCGGTTCTTAACGAAGAGTCTAGCGGCAAGATCGTTGACTCACATCGTCGAGCGGTAACTGCTGCTGTTCTCGAAAACCAAGAAAAGGCATTCGCTGAAGAGCGAAACATGTTGGCAGAAGGTCCTTTGGCAGGTTCAACTGCTGCTGGTAGTAACTCAGTAACTGGCGGCGTTGGTTCTGCTGGTGCTGGTTGGGATCCCGTGATGATCGCTCTCGTTCGTCGCGCTATGCCTAACTTGATGGCATATGACATTTGTGGTGTTCAGCCTATGACTGGTCCTACTGGTCTTATCTTTGCCATGAAGTCACGTTACAAGTCTACCAAAGCAGGTGTTTCTGCTGGCGACGAAGCTTTGTTTAACGAAGCAGCAGTACGTTATTCTGGTGACAGTAACCTTGTTGCACAGGGCAACGATCCTTCAGGTTTGGCATCTGCAACAGATACTAACGCTGACAGTGGTATCGACGATTCAGGCGCACAATATGTTCCTGGTGGTCTGGGCGACTCAACTGGTGCTGGTTATACAACTGCCGAAGCAGAAGCTTTGGGCGTTGATACCGGAACTCCTTTCGCAGAAATGGGTTTCAGCATCGAGAAGCAAACCGTTACGGCTCAGTCACGTGCATTGAAAGCAAGTTACACGCTTGAACTCGCGCAAGACTTGAAAGCAATCCACGGTCTTGACGCAGAAACTGAATTGGCAAATATCTTGTCAACTGAAATCCTTGCTGAAATTAACCGAGAAGTAATTCGAACGGTTAACTCACAAGCAAAAATCGGTGCGGTAACTGCCAACATGACTACTCGCGGTATCTTCAATCTCAGCACTGACGCTGATGGTCGTTGGTCTGTTGAAAAGTTCAAGGGTCTGGTTGTTCAATTAGAGCGTGAGATGAACCAAATTGCTAAAGACACTCGTCGAGGCAAAGGTAACATTGTTATCTGTTCTTCAGACGTTGCAACTGCATTGACTGCAGCTGGCATGTTGGATTACTCTCCTGCACTTACCACTCAGTTGAATGTTGATGACACGGGCAACACGTTTGCTGGTGTTCTTAACGGACGCACTCGCGTTTACATCGACCCATATGCGACTACTGACTATGTAACTTGTGGTTACAAAGGCACGAATCCTTATGATGCTGGTGTATTCTACTGTCCTTACGTACCTCTCCAGATGGTACGTGCGGTTGGTGAAGAAGACTTCCAACCTCGCATTGGGTTTAAGACTCGTTACGGTCTTGCGTCTAATCCGTTTGTTGGTTCTGCTCCTACTGCAGACAACCTTGCTACACCTCGTACTAACCAGTACTACAGAATCTTCCGAGTTGACAATATCCTCGACTAAGATCAGTAATACAAATTTGTACAGCAAAACGAGAAAGGGACCCGAATGGGTCCCTTTTTTTGTCTAACCAATTTTAGTTTTTCAGATCAAATTACTACTAGATCCATTTCTTTTTTGGTGCCACCGTTCTTCAGGTCAGGAGTTTCGTCTTGAGGTAAGAACCCATTATATTTAATGGGGAACTTTTCAGGCGAAGGTCGTATACCCGTAGCAGATTCACAAAGGTCTTGCCAGAACACAACCATGTCATCAAATTGACGTAACCATGATTGTCTCTGGACATCGAGTTTTCCCTGAACGGGTTGATCGACATATCCAGTCAGTTTCACTGTTGTTTTTTTATCTAGTGCCAGTTTCATGGCATCGTAAAAAACATTTTTGTTCACGGCTTTTTTAACATACCCAAACTCATTACTTGTACAAGGGACATTAATGTTCTGTGCAAGATTTTTTGCTTGGTCACCGTCAAGAGGTCGCAACTTTGTTCTTTTGTACTCACTAGATGATTGTACAATTTTGAATGCTTTGTTGTATTCAATCTTTCGATGTGGTTCAACAATACTATTCATAAAAGATGCAACTGCACCATCTTTAGTAAAATCGGGGACTAATGCGCCGATGTCAATTGCTTTTTGAACTGCATTTGCAATGTCATCTGCCGTATTTCGTGCTTTTGACAATTTTACCCAGTTGGCTCTACAACAAAACCTAAGTCTGTCTAACGGCGTTGCAAACGAAACTTCATCTGCAAGACAGGTATCTATTCCCATCATATCGAAACACATCGAACGGTTATAACCGTTTCTGAGTATGAACTCACAGTTCGTGCCGAGATCTATTTTCTCTTGCACTGTCAGACGACTAATTTGAATTGGTAGTTCAGAATAAATATGCGAATAAGCATGATAACTATCCACCAAGGATTTTACATTTTCTGAGTTGTAAGTCAATGCTCTTATTTGGTCATTGACATTGTAGTAAACATTTTTTCGGTTTACTACGATGCGCTTCTCGTATTTCACGCCTCGGTGCTTATCATAAGCACTGGGTGGCGCTTCTCTAAGCGACTTTCTTATATCGTAAAGTATATCCATAGGTACTCCTATTTGGAATAAGGTTAGACAAAATGTGCGAGATACACTACTGTGACTCACAAGCTTAATATACACCATTTTTGTCTGTTTGTCAAGTATAAATAAGAGAAATACTAGGATTAATTTTCACATGGCAGATTTCATCGACAATATTAACATGTTACAACCTACAGGATTTCGGTTGACCGTTTCTAGAGAATTTTATCCGCACCTGACATATTTCGCTAGTAGTGTTACTCATCCTAGTGTAGAAACTGGGGGAGTCAAAGTAGGATACTCTAGAGTAGATGTCACTTTACCCGCCGATAAGATACAATACGGAACCGTAACATTTGATCTTATGATGGATGAGGGCATGGAATCTTATAAAGAAATATACGATTGGCAAAAAAGAATGGTGGAGACCAACCACCGTCCCGCATCTGCTCGATTTTCTTCTCAGTTCGGTGATCAACCAATACCCGCCAGTTCTAATGACATAAAACTCAGTATACTCACAAGTAGTTTAACTTCAAGTAGACAGATTGTTTATCGGAATGCTTTACCGGTTTCTTTGGGTGATATTCAATTTGCATCCACAAGTGACGGAGCATATATCACCTTTCCCGTAACGTTTTCATTTGACTATTTTGACTTCTCGTGATATAATAGATGTACATTTAAATATATTGTATGATGATGACG